AGGTCTTAAAATTGCAGCAAGAGGAGTAAAAATGATTATTCCATCTGAGCTACAATTTACTGCTGAAAGACTGATGAAGTCTGCAGGTAGAACTGGAACAGCTGACAATGATATCAATGCAATTGCGTCAATGGGGATGGTTCCTCAAGGTTACGTAGTGAACAACTACTTAACTGACACTGATGCATTCTTTATCAAGACAGATGTACCTAACGGAATGAAAATGTTCGTTAGATCTCCAATTAAGACAGCTATGGAAGGTGACTTCGATACTGGTAACGTAAGATACAAAGCTAGAGAGAGATATTCATTCGGATTCTCAGACCCTAGAGGTATCTTCGGTTCACCTGGTGCGTAATCACTAGATTAACTGAATAATTAAGGGCGGCTCTTGTAGCCGCCCTTTTTTTATGGTAGAAAGAAATAGAATGAAAATAGAGAAAGAAGTAATAGGAAAAATACAAAAAGAATATTTATTTTTAGTTGGTAAAGTAAAAATAAATGCTCAATATTTTATAGATAAAATAAAAGAAGATATTAAGTCTTCTAAAAATAACTACGCTACAAATGTTATTGGACTTATGACTGATTGGCGTTATTTTTGTTCTGACAAAGAATTTATAAAAATAATTTATCCTGTTTTAGATAAAATTGATAAACATAAATTTATAAGACCTTATGAATTAAGTCTTGCTTGGGGTATAGCAGAAGGCTTTGGTGGTAGAACAATAGAACATGCTCACACACCATCTTTAATTTCAGGAGTTTTGTATTTAAATGATCATAATCAAGATTTAATCTTCCCTGATATAAACGAAAAAGTTACACCTGAAGAAGGTAAAATTGTTATGTTTTCGTCAGAATTAAAGCATAGCTGTCACAGAAATATCACAGATAAAGTAAAATATGCCATATCATTTAATTTCAATGAATCCTTTCAATACTAATTAAATTTTGATATACTATATAAACCCATGAAAACTTTTAAAGTACAAATTAGAGCATATGGCTACCATGCCATATTCAATATATCTTGTGAGGATAATGCTAAATCCTTTGAGGATACACTAGTTGACAAACTAGGAAAAAATGATATTGTATGGGACAAAGATGGATTTACAAGTAAATCTAAAATGTGGTTAACCTATGAGGAGGTTATAAATGACGAACGTTCAAGGCCTTTACACGGAGAAGAGAAGTCTAGAACTGAAGTGGTCGCAGCACTATAATCAAGAGAAAAGATACACTCTTGATATGGTTAGGATTGATGACAAAATAAGACAAGTTATCAGTCACATCAAATTAGCTGAAGCAGATGTTGCTCATCAGACTAATAAGATAGAAGACGCTGCACCCAACGTTTCTGTAGCTACGTAACATAAAAAACGCTACATCGCTGAAATCGCACTTTCACTACGCAATCTCTTGCACTCTATTCAAAACTAAGCTATAAAATACACACTATACATTAATTAGAACATAGACGCGTATAGTCGACGGCCTAGAGACTATGTTCGGAAAACTAGGAGGATATAAATATGGCAAGTACTACATTTAATGGTCCAGTACGTTCGGAAGGTGGCTTTCAAATGGCTACTAAAAACGCAACTACTGGTGCAATTACAACAAGAATGAGTTCAGGAATGCCTGACCTAACAGGTCTGGTTTTAGCTGACACAGCAACAGGTGCTAATATTACTATTGCTAATGAAATTATAGCAACTGTAAACTACACAGGTGCAGCAGCATGTGCTGTAGCATTACCAGCAGCAACTAGAGGTTCTATCGCTGTTTACGTTCAAGCTAAAGATACAGCTGGCGGAACTGCGACTTTAACTTTTGATGCAGTAGGAACTGACGTTTGGGCAACTGGTTCATTAATTGAATCAAGAGCAGCAAATGAAGTAACTTTTGATACTTCAACAGCAGGTGAAACACAATTAGTTTTCACCCCAGCTAATGCAGCAACTAATGTTTTAACAACTGGCGGCAAAATTGCTTTCATGTGTTTTGAAGATGGTGTGTGGACGATTGCAACTGAATTCACTGGAGCAGCAGATGCTTTAACTGGTGCGTTTGCATTCGCAGCGTAATAATTATGTGGGTGAGAAACTTCAAGACTTTTTGATCTTGATACTCACCCGCACCAATAAGGAGTAAAAATATGGCAATACAAGGTGATGTAAAAGCAGTACAAGTAACAACAGTAGGATCTGTGTTTGGTGGTAGAACTAGATTAAGAGGATTAGTTCTTTCTAATACTACAACTACAACAACTACAGGATCTGTAAGTTTTAGTGACTCGGACGCAGTTCAGTTTACAGCTGAAGTTCCTCCAGGTGACGTTTTCTCTCTCAATTTTCCTTCTGATGGAATTTTGTTTAAAGGATTTATTACTTGTAATGCAATAGCAAGTTCAAAGTGTACTGTATTGATAGATAAATAGGAGGGTAGATGGCTAACACTACTTCCGGTACAACAGTATTTGATAAAAATTTTTCAATTGATGAAATCATTGAAGAGTCTTATGAAAGAATTGGTTTAGAACCAAACGCTGGTTATGATTTAAAGTCAGCTAGAAGATCTCTTAATATATTATTTCAAGAGTGGAGTAATAGAGGACTTCATTATTGGGAAGTAGCAAATAACTCAATTACATTAGTTGATGGTCAAGCAGAATACACAATGTTTAGGTCAACAAGTGATGGCACTTCTAGTGCTACAGCTGTTTATGGTGTTGATGATATATTAGAAGCTGTTTACAGAAACTCATCAAATGTGGATACACCTCTTACAAAAATAAATAGATCTACATACCAAGGTCTTTCAAATAAAACATCTGAAGGAACACCTTCACAATATTTTGTACAGAGATTTATAGATAAAGTTACAATCACTTTATATTTAACACCAGGTTCTTCTGAAGCAGGTAATAAACTTAATTATTATTATGTAAAAAGAATACAAGATGTTGGTGATTATACAAATGCAACAGACGTACCTTATAGATTTGTTCCATGTATGTGTGCAGGTTTATCTTACTATCTTTCACAGAAAAAAGCACCACAAAGAACACAAGAATTAAAATTGTTATATGAGGATGAATTACAAAGAGCTTTAACTGAAGATGGTTCTTCTTCTAGTTCATTCATAACACCTAAAACTTATTATCCAAATGTCTAATTTTTCAAAAGGTAAACATGCAAAATTTATATCTGATAGATCAGGTATGGAGTTTCCCTATACAGAAATGGTTAGAGAGTGGAATGGTTCTAGAGTTCACACATCAGAGTTTGAACCTAAACAGCCACAATTACAACCAAGAGCTCACGGAGCAGATCCTGAAGGTTTACAAAATGCAAAACCTGACAGAACAGAACCAGCTGTAGCTAGTATGTTACCTAGTAATCCAATAAGTACAACAGCAAATTCTTCAACTATATCAATATCGGAACCTAGTAATAAAAGAGCTGTAAGTGATATAATAGAACTTAGAAATGTAGACGGTTCACCAGGAGGATTAGCTTTTACGGTATATGAAAATTCTTTTATTATTAGTTCAGTAACAACAAATAGTTTTACCTTTAATTTAAACACAACAACTGCTATAACTGAAGATGCAGGAGGAGCGGTCGTAACAGCAGGACCAGTAACATTAACACCATGACTTACGCAGAACTATTAACAAAAATAAGAAATTACACAGAAGTTGATTCTAATGTGTTTACAGATTCTATATTAGATGGGTTTATTTTAGATTCCGAAGAAAGAATTTTTAGAGATTCTGATTCTGATAATAATAGAAAATATGCTACAGCCACAATTGTATCAGGTCAAAGATATGTAAATACTCCTGACGTAGGAAACACAGAAACAGCCGTTATTAGATCAATTCAAATTGTAGACTCAGATGGCGTAGGGCAGCCTACAGATAGATCTTTTGTGGAATATAGAGATACAAGCTTTATATCAGAGTTTAATCCAAAAGAAACTCAAGGTATTCCAAAATACTACGGATATTGGGATGATAATCAGATAGTTATAGCTCCTACACCTAATGCAAATTATACCATGCAGATAAATTATATCTTGAAACCAACTGGATTATCGGCTACTAATACGACTACATATTTAAGTACGAATTTTCCCAACGGACTTTTGTATGCATCCCTTGTAGAAGCCTTTGGCTTTCTTAAAGGACCCGCTGATATGCTTCAATATTATGAACAAAAATATCAGAATGCGTTACAAGGATTTAATATAGAACAAATGGGCAGAAGAAGACGTGATGAATACCAAAGCGGGTCGCCACGTTATTCTAAACAAAGTTAAAAGTTAAAGGAGTAAAATATGGCAATAACACAAGCGGTTTGTAATTCATTCAAGAAGGAACTGTTAGAAGGTGACCACGAATTTCAATATTCTGGAGGAGACACTTTCAAACTTGCACTTTATATCTCTACTGCTACATTAAGCGCAGCAACAACTGGTTATGCTACTTCAGGTGAAGTTAGTAACTCAGGTACGTATGCTGCAGGTGGTGGCGCTTTAGTAAAACCAAATCCAAGTACTTCAGTTGCATCAGGTGTTGCAATTGTTGACTTTAACGATTTGTC